AAAAATAACTATAGAAATTTCAGAAAGCATCGGTGGAATGGTTAAAATTATGCTATATTAAGCATTAAATAGGAGATTTTTATGGAAAAATCGATGGCACTTTTTTTAGCCACGTTGCTACATTCAGGCACGAATACCCATTTCATGCACTGGTCAACGACTTCCTATGCACAACACAAGACACTTGGTCACTTTTACGAAAATATTGTAGCTTTGACTGATCAGTTGGCTGAGGCATACTTTGGTTGTTATGGCCAGATCAAGAACTTTCCTGACAGTTACCACTTGCCTAAAGGCACACCACTGAGTTATTTAGAGTCACTACAGCGTTTTGTTAAGGCTGCACGACCTGACTTGCCTACTGAATCACAGATTGTGCAACTCATTGATAACATTGCAGAAGAAATTGACACAACCATTTACTTGCTCCGTTTTAAAGGATAAATGTGGACAATTCCGAAGTTGAATCAGCCAATAAATTAGCAAAAATATTGCGAAATATGCAAGTATCTGGTTCGGTTATGGATATGGACAAAGCTGGTGTAATGATGAATGGTCGGCTAGGTTATGAATTTGAGCCAAATCAACAAGGCAATAACTGGCAACTTGGGGTAGGTGGACAACATTTTGTTAAAAATCCTTATGGAATACCATCAACAGTTAATTCATTAGATGTTAGTTACGGAAATCCTAATCAAAGTGTAACTTTGGGCTATTATCCCAATAAATCACAAGTATTTGGAACTCCTATTGGCGCAGGTGGAGTAAGTTTAGAATATAGAAAAACATTTGATTAAGGAAAAATTATGCCATTAGACAAATCAGGCGCACAAGAATCTGTCGGCAAGAACATCAAGACTGAAATGAAAGCTGGTAAGCCTAAAAAACAGGCACTGGCTATTGCTCTTAATGTAGAACGAGACAACGCTAAAGGCTCAAGAAAAACAATGCTAGAAGAAGCGTATGACAAGTACGTTGAGGAAAAATGAGTAGGCAAGATGACATTCGTGCAGCAATAGATAGGCACGATAAGCCTATTGCCAAGACAACAAAAGGCAAAGGCCGTCATTACCAGTCAGTAGAAGAAGGCGCAGGTATGACAGCAGCAGGTCGAGCAGCTTACAACGCAAAGAATAACAGTAACTTACAAGCACCACAAAAATCAGGTTCTAGGCACGATAGTTTCTGTGCAAGATCAAGTGGATGGACAGGAGAACGTGGTAAAGCAGCACGAAAACGATGGAGTTGTTAATGAAAGACGGACTATATGCAAATATTCACCGTAAACGAGCAAGAATAGAAGCAGGCTCTGGCGAGAAGATGAACAAGGTTGGTAGCAAAAATGCACCAACGGCTAAAGACTTTAAAGAATCTGCTAAGACTGCTACACGCAGAGAAACAATAGCCTCTAAAATGAAGGATATGTAATGAAACACATGAGCAGAACATACAAGAAAGAAGATGCAATGCTACGCAAAGAGCATGAATCTACGTTAGAAAAACAGCAACGACTACGTTTAGAACGTAGGGCTATGCTTGCTAACAAAGTTAAAGATCTTGATAAAGAAGTAAAATAATGTAGTAGAATCAATCCTATAGACATCAATACCTTGAGGTTATATGGAAATTAAAGAAGTTGCTGTAGATAAGCTAATACCTTACGCAAAGAACAGCAGAACACATAGTGTTGAACAAGTCGCACAAATAGCCTCTAGCATTAAAGAGTTTGGCTTTCGTAATCCTATTCTTGTAGATGGACTAGGCATTATTGCTGGGCATGGTCGCTTATTGGCTGCTCAAAAACTCAATTTAAACAAAGTTCCCACAATAGATTGCTCAGACATGACTGCAAGCCAAAAGAAGGCTTATATTATTGCCGACAATAAACTTGCACTTAACGCAGGATGGGATACAGCTATGCTAACTATTGAAATGCAAGAACTTGAAGATGAAGGCTTTGACTTATCTTTATTAGGATTTGATGATAAAGAGTTAAATACTTTGTTAGAACCTGAAATTGTGGAAGGCTTGACAGACGAAGATGCTGTGCCTGACGTGCCAGATGAGCCTAAAACAAAACTAGGTGATATATATATTCTTGGAAATCATAGACTTATGTGTGGTGATAGCACAAGTATTGATGCTGTTGAAAAGTTACTTGAAAGCCAAAAAGCTGATTTATTGTTTACTGATCCACCATACGGAGTGTCTTATCAAGGTGGTCATAATAAGAAAAAGCGTCAAGGAATCATTGCTGATACGCTCCAAGGCGATGATTTAACAGACCTTTTTTATGAATCACTTTCTACTGCTGTTACTTGGCTTAAAGATGGTGCGGCATTGTATGTATGGTACGCATCAGGCAAAAGCATAGAAACATACGCTTCATTGGCTAAACTGCCGCTTAAGCTACGAGCAGTTATTCAATGGTACAAAGTTAAGTCAGGATTGGGTGCATTTATGTCACAGTACATTCCAAACTGTGAGCCTTGTATGTATTTGCATAAAGAAGGATGTTCTCCGTCATGGTATGGCCCAACCAATGAAAAGACAGTATGGGAACTTAAAAAAGAATCAACTAACAGTTATCATCCTACTCAAAAGCCTGTTGAATTGCCTGAGAGAGCCATTACAAATAGCACCAAACAAGGTGATTCTGTTCTGGATTTATTTGGTGGTTCAGGCTCTACGCTTATTGCTTGCGAAAAGATTGGCAGATTGGCTAGAGTTATGGAATTAGACCCAAAATACTGCGATGTTATAGTCAAGCGATGGGAAGATTTCACAGGCAAAAAAGCGGAACTTTCGTAGTTATAAAAGATGGCACAAGGAAAACTACATAAACCAACGACAATTAGCAGAGATACTGCTAAAAGATTATCTGCTTTGGGCTGTCCTCACGAGGATATAGCAATCAGATTAAAAATAAGCCACGATACATTAGTCAAATACTACAAGGAAGAACTAGACGAAGGCAGAATAGACGCTAATGCTGCTATTGCTGGCACTTTATTTAGTCAAGCCAAGAAAGGCAATACTGCTGCTGCAATCTTTTGGTTAAAGACTAGAGCAAGATGGAAAGAAACACAGGTTAATGAACATTCCGGTGTTGATGGTGGCGATATAAAACTATCATGGGCAGATGAGTAAGCATATAAAGCTGAAGTATCGGCCTAGAAGCGTGTTTGAGGACTTCCATGAGCGTAAGCAACGCTGGTCAATTATAGTAGCCCATAGGCGATGTGGTAAAACGGTGGCTTGCATCAATGATCTCATTGTTAGAGCATTACTAGAAAACAAGAAACATGGTCAATACGCTTACATTTGCCCATACTATGCCCAGTCTAAGGCAGTTGCTTGGCAATATTTGGAACGTTTTTCACAGCCTGTATTAAGCAAATCTAATCAATCAGAGTTATGGGTAGAACTAATAAACGGTGCTAGGATACGATTATATGGTGCTGACAATCCTGATTCACTTCGGGGTTTATACCTAGATGGAGCCGTTTTAGACGAATTTGCTGATATGAAACCTCGTCTGTTTGGAGAGATTATTAGGCCATTGTTAACAGATCGTCAAGGCTGGGCTACATTTATTGGCACACCTAAAGGTCATAATGCTTTTTATGATATATATAATCAGGCTCAAAAAAGTCCTGATTGGTTTGTCAAGACACTTAGAGCTGACCAAACCAATATACTACCTATAGCAGAACTAGAAGATGCAAAGTCATCTATGTCTATTAACCAGTACGAACAAGAGTTTTTATGCTCATTTGAAGCTGCAATATTAGGTGCGTATTATGGCCAAGAGATGCGTAGGATTACAGACTTAGATAGAATTACAGACATTGAGTACGATCCTATGTTCCCATGTCACACAGCTTGGGACTTAGGATTTAACGATAGTACAAGTATTTGGTGGTATCAAGTCGTGCATGGTGAGATACGAGTGCTAGATCATCACAGTTCAAATGGTCAAGCAATACCGTTTTATACAGGCTTACTCAAGCAAAAAGAAGAAGAATTTGGCTACAAATATGGCATACATTGGCTACCCCATGACGCTAGAGCAAAAACACTAGCAAGTGGTGGTAAGAGCATAATCGAGCAAATATCTACAAAAATTGACATAAAACAGTTAAAAATCGTACCAAATCTGTCATTACAGGATGGAATACAAGCAACTAGACTTGCATTAAATCGGACTTGGTTTCATAATAGATGTGAAGAAGGAATAGAATGTTTACGTCAATATCAACGAGAGTGGGATGATGATAAAAAAGTATTTAGAGATCGCCCAAAACACGATTGGACAAGCCATAGTGCAGACGCAATGCGTTATCTTGCGATTGTATGGAAAGACGAAGAACTACCTGCACACAAAGACAACAGAATTACGGGACTTCATGTCGGACAAACAGAAGTAACTCTTAACGAATTATGGAAAGAAACACCTAAACAATTGAACAGGAGATTTTAAATGTCAACAGTATCACTACCTTACGCAGTTTATTACCAGATTGTGCCAATCAATTCTATTTCTGCTGTTGCTCTAGGGCCAACAGGCGGTAAAAGAGGCGATATGATTACACGTTTAATTGTGACTGTAAATGCACCTGTTGCGTCTACTGTCATTTTGATGGATAACAATACAAGTTACACAATAGTTGCTGAAAATACACCAATTGGAGTTTATGTTATCAACATGGATGCTGAGTCATCAAAAGGTGCGTGGTCAATGAAAACTGGTGTAGGCGCAAGCGTCATGGCAATTGGACAGTTTACATAATATGGAACACACTTATCAAGATTGGTACAACTGTATAGCACAATACGAGAGAACGTACAAAGAATGGGAA